AGTTTGGATTATCCTGATTGGCCTTGAGTTTAGATGCAAGCTCTTCGAACTCAGGTGGGACTTCTTTATCTTTGTTTTTAATTGCAGCAATGATACGATCACGACCCTCTTCGTCAATCAACGTTCTTACTCGCTTTAGAATAGAAAAGCATATCAGCTTGGATAACCGTGGCAGATGGTTTGAAGATAGGCTTCATCACCTTCCATACTGTCATCATCTTATCCAGAAGAGTTCCCTTGTTTTCGTATTGCATCTGAATATCACGAAGAGTATAGCTGAGTGCCTGAGTCTTTCTTTCAAAACTACCCTTATAAGCTACGAAGAATTTCCCTTGGTCGTCTTTGCCCACATAGAATGATGGTGCACCGTCAATCTTCTCAGACAAAACCATCTGAGGATCTGCTGCTAGATTCTGACCTTGGTCGCCCAACCTCTCAGAAAACTTATCAATCACGTTCAAAGCAGTATTAATTCCACCTACCCCATGTGAAATAGCCAAGTCTTCTGGATGCTCTAAATGACTAATGCCTTTGCTTACATCAACTGCCATACCTTATTTCCCTTCGTACTTTTCTCTGGTGCGTCTGTACATCTCATAGATCACCCACCCAAACTTATTCAAGAAATCTTTTACACCATCCTGATAATTGTCTATTCTATTTAGCCATTTGTGAACTTTTATATCATGTTTTAACACTTGTAATTTAATCTTTATTACATCTTTATCCGTATCGTGGAAATCCATCTTGATATATTCTTCGATCTCCCCGTCTGATATATCTTCTAAGAATGCAGTTTTGAACTGATCTGCTGCCTTGCAGTCGTTTCGATACTGACACATCACTCCACAGAATACTTCTCGCATCAACCACGCATACTTATGAACAAAATCTATTACTGCTTCATTATCATTATCAAATTTATTACACCAACGATGCTTGGAGATATGATCTATAATAAGCTCACGCTCTATGTCTAATATCTCTTTGACATGTTTGCAGTAGTCACACATTAGCGTCCCTGTGGTTTTTGACCTTGGAACCCTAGATGCACAGGCTGTGAAATTTGCTTCTCGAAGAATCCGATCTTGAGGTCATAATATTTCAGGAATCTCAGCGATCTGGCTCTTGCTGCTGCTCTAATAAAATTAGGATTAATTCTAGCCCGTCTGTACATGTTGTTCAATAAGATTGTCCTACCACCCATAGACTTGCGCATAAAGAGGACTACTTGGTCCAGCATAGACAACGCTCTACGCTCTTCTTTCGTCTTAGGCTCTTTTAAAACATTACCCGCACCATCGATCAATCCCATCTTATACGAAGGGAGGTTTCTTATAGGGGTGTTTACGCGATCCACAAGGGCAGTCATGAACGCTGCATCTAGGGATTCTCCCCATAAGAAATCAGTATCTGGTAGCTTGGCTTGCTCTTGGAGTAGTTTTTTCTTTTTAGGCATAAAATCTCTTGACTTATTATGGGTTATCGGTTATAATCTACTATATGTATTTATTCAGTAGGGGGTAAAATGTCGAAAGATAATTTTAATATCAAGATAATTGGTAAAAGAGATTGTACCGATCTTCTGATGAAGTATCATTACCTTTCGAAAATTCAAAGAGGATTTAAGAGCGGGGTCAATTACGGGCTGTTTCAGGGTGATATGCTCTGTGGTGTCTGCATCTATACGGGTCTACCTGTCAAGGAGTTGCTGAAGGGTATGCTTGGTAAGGGGATGGATTCGAACCAGAAGGGTTATTATGAACTCTCTCGACTAGTCCTAGATCCATCCGTACAAGCAACCGAACATAATATTGCCAGTTGGTTTGTTGCCAGAACGATAAAACATCTCCGCAAGGCCGAAGATGTTAAGGTGATTCTATCGTATGCTGATTCTGGATTCCATCAAGGAAAAGTATATCAGGCTCTTGGTTTTAAATATTATGGTCTGTCCACTAAGAAAAAAGACTTCTGGTATCTACTAGAAGATGGTACATATCTCAAGCATAGCCGAGGTCCAACCAAAATCTATGAGGGAGAATGGCGAGATCGTACCCGCAAACATCGATACCTAAAGGTCTTTGATAAGAATATAGATATCAAGTGGGAAGAACAGAACTTTCCTACTTGATCTTGAAGCTATACCTACCCTTGATCCCCGATGAGAAATAATTCTTCTTAGAGTCCAGCAAGATAGTTCCTTCAAATTGTGGAGGATACTTCACACCAAACTCCTTAATTGCCATATCCTCACCCTTAACTTTCATCTTCAGATGCAATTGCACCATGCTGGAATTGTTTAGAATCCCACGAACCATATCCCCAAACGTTCCTCTGTCGTTGACAACCTCCGCAACATCACTTGCCAATACAGCCAGAACATGCAACCCACTATTGTAGTTTGGATTATCCTGATTGGCCTTGAGTTTAGATGCAAGCTCTTCGAACTCAGGTGGGACTTCTTTATCTTTGTTTTTAATTGCAGCAATGATACGATCACGACCCTCTTCGTCAATCAA